GGATCGTCCTGAAGAGATACTTTATAATCCCCGCTCCGCTGGCCCCTTAGCTCAGTGGTTAGAGCAGGCGACTCATAATCGCTTGGTCGCTGGTTCAAACCCAGCAGGGGCCACCAAATTTAGTGATATAAATCATGCATTTGAGCCACCTTATCAGGGTGGCTTTTTTGTTTTAAGCTTACACAGTGTCGCGAAAGTGTCGCACGAGAAATCAGGCTGGGACTGATAGCATTTGGCTCAGTGTCTGTTTTATCGAGATGACAGTGAGCGAATTGCGCCCGAAAGAAAGAGTGTTTTAAAACTCAAAAATGTAGAGAGCATTTTGAAGTCTCTCTACATATTGGAATCATGACGGATATAAGAGTGTTAGCAGTTTCAATATTAGATATTTATTAACCACCTGATTTCTCAGCCTTACTGAAGGCTTCAAGCAGTTTATTGAAGTCTATATGATTATTAATTCTAGTAGTTTTAGCTAAAGCATACCCATAAACTGGAACACCTCTAGGAATTTTACCAGTTCCATGTAAAAGGGATGCTATCGCTTTCATCTGTGTACCTGAGGTCACAACATCGTCAACTATTATGATTGCTGAAGTGTCATTATCAAAGGGAGGGGCATCATTAAAAACACCCAACGTTTTGAAGTGGGGCCTGACTTCTCTACGTCCTTTCGACATATGTGCTGGTGCTGTAGGCCAGAATCTTTCTACGTAATTCCCATTGAGAATAAGTGCATCGTGTCCCGGCACAAACTTCATCCATTTGACCCACCACCGAACCAATATTTCCATAGGAAGGGAATTATTACATTCTCTTGGAACAGAAGATGGAGCGGCAACTAAATACACCTTGCCTCTTATATTTTTTTCTCTTAGCCACTTAGCGAACTCCAAGCGCGCATACCATGCGACATCTTTGAAAGAAACACCTTCAGTAATAGATTTATTATTATTGTAAAATGAAATTTTTACTTTATTATTTAACTCTGTGGCTCCAAGGTATTTAGCAGGCTTTATACTCCTGTGAATTTTGAACCATATGAACTTATCGTTAGGGTTTGTAATATCATCTAGATCAGGAATGTACTTCATCGCAAAACCAATGTTTTCTTCAGCGATATCAATTATTTCAGCCGTATCCGGATCAACTGTCAAAAAATGGGGTTTAAAAAAGAAAGACTTATATTTGATACCCTCTTCAAGAAAGCGGATAACAAACTGCTCTAACTCATAAAAAGAATGTGCAACTTCAGTAGGCATTGAGTTATTCACTGAGAAGTCTATATCGTAATTTGTTAAGCAAGTTACAAAAACAGATGCGGCCTCAAGCCTGTGAGCCAAATAAATATCTTTAGGAGTATCTCCCACTACTAAAAGCTCGTCATATTCAGAGAATAGTTCTTCAAACTCACTTTCAATACATGGTTTATGCATTGATCCATAAACTCTTGAAGGATCAATGTTAACGCGAAACTTTTCTAAAATGGTTATGCAGTAATCTTTGGGAGAATCCGAAATGATATAAACATCAACACCATCGTGTTTTTCCAGCTTATTTAAAAAACTAGGTATTTGTTCATCTAGTGGTTTGATTTCTAATTCATTATTACGAATTAAACCACAAACATCACGTCTACCCGCTCTACTTCTCAAATACACACTACAACAATTCGTGGCAAACAACGTGTTATCTAAATCCAACAAAATTGCTTTCATAGTTAATCTAATTACCCTCTGATTAATTTAATACTATCCTTATATTTCCTAACCCATAGGTATTCTTTTTCGAAAATGTTATTCTCCAATATGTATACTGCTTTATTTTGATTCACACAATGTCTAATTGCATGCTGTGTACCACTTTTATCTCCAGCTCTCGCAACAATAATACCCATCTTAGAAAGAGAAACTGTGGTCAAATTTCGGTTGGCAAAAAACGAGCCGAACGACCTAATACCAATAGGGTACTCCGTTACTATTAAATGTTCTTTTGCTATGAAGTCTTGCAATCCTTTATTTTCTCTAGGGTAGTACATGTTTAAAGGCGTACCTAACACTGCTATTGTTTTCATTCCACACTCAATAGCAACTTTGTGTCCTAAAGTATCTGATCCTGCAGCCAATCCACTTACGATAACTTCATACCCTGCATTTTTGAGTCTTACAATCGCCTCTCTGCCACTGTTTACATGCAGGGGGTCAGTTAACTCTCTTGTTCCTACAAAAGCGATGCTTTTATTCAAAGTCAGAAGGCTAGCATCTCCTCTACAATATAAAATAGGCGGAGAACCTTTAACCTCCCGCAATGCCTTTGGATAATTATTATCATTTATAGTTATAACCTCAAAGCTAAAATCAACCTTTGAAATAGTGCGATTCAATTCATTTTCTATATCATTATCCACTGGGAACATTGAAAAATAATGTTGGTAAATTCTTTCAATACTTCCAAATTCAATTAGAAGTTTTTTTAGTTCCTCATTAGCCTGAATAGAGCCTATGGCAATTTTTTTGCTTAGTACCAATGCAGCATGGCACCATGCTGTCCTAACTTCGTAGGGAAAATTACTACTATTCATAATGCTCTCTTAGAAATTGACTTGCTAAGCATATTAGTTACTTATCGACGGCATCTCCGTTTCCTTGAGTGTTTTATCAAAATTTCATCAACTCGTAAATGATACGTTTGGTGTTTACCGCACAACAAAGGTTATTGATTACAAAAATTTTTCCTAGCTTTAAATATGTTCTTACTACTGTGTATAATCACATGCTGCTGTTTCGAGATTTCCAACCTTCACTTTTTTCCAAATCCCGCACAAGCCTTGCACTGCCTATATTTCTATATCGCTCTAGTCCTTTAGAAAAGATCCATGTGAGATCCGTTTTAAATGACAAAAAAATTAATATTGTTATTTTTCATGATGTTATTTAATTTTAGTTCTGGTGACGATCCCTAAAGACTGAAAATTATTGAAAATCCTTTCACTCTTTTCAGTTTGCGAACTCTGGCAGAAAGCCAGAACCGGCGCGGTCTGGCCATACTCTTTGTAAAAAAATCAAACTGAAAAATTTTTATGATCCAAATCCTGCAGGCGGGTGCGGTGTAGCGCCGATTTTGTCTGCGCAGCGATTATTTTGCCGGGGCTGACGCGCAGCCAGTGCCATGCTGTGCGGATGATCTATTTATGGTTACTGTGCGAGATGGCTGCGCATGTGCGTGGCGCATAGTGCGGCTGAGGCGTTCTGGTGACGGGTAATAAAAAACCCGCTGTGATAGCGGGTCAGTGTGATGGCTTAGCCAATGACGGGGGAATACTTCTTACTAAGCGCAGCAGCCTGCTGGCCACTCTGCCCGATAGCGCTGCTGTTCGTGGGCTGTCCTGTTGACGGGTGCGTATGATTTGCCAGTTGTTCAGCCAGTTGCTGTACCAGCGCCACTGTATCGAGCATCAGCTGGGCCACGTTAATCTTCTCTGAACCAATCCACACCACCGGCGCTATGATTTCCTGACGTGTACCGGCAATGCTCTGGCGCAGCTGGCCAATTTTCTCAGTCAGTGCCTGCCCGACTTTTATCGCCGCGCTGCCGGTGACGTCCGTTTCCGCATTGCCGCCCACTGTAATCAGCTGATTCTGCTGTGCGGCCACGCTGTAACTGCCGGTTGTTACGTGCTGGATGGCTCCGGCCATCAGTGACGCCGTGCCGATCACAGTAGTTCTGTCCGTGGCTTTGACCGTCGTTTCCCTGCTGACCAGCTCACGCTTTTCCGTATCCGCTTTAACTTCCCGGCTCATTGATGTTTCACGGATGGCCTGATCGGTCTGGCGCTCCCAGTCTCCCGCCTGCGTTACGCGCTGTGAGACTTCCGTGCGCTGCTGCTGCAGCTGTTCGCCCGGCTTCACGTCCGGCAGGCTGGTCCCTTCCGGCATCGTCTGGCGCACAAACGGTTTGTCCGGGCGTCCGCCGGTAAAACCGACCTCAACCAGCGTACCCTCCGGCGGGAACTGGAACATACCGGAATCATTACCGGCCATCGGTACGGGTAACGGCACAGCAGGATAAACCGGCGTACTGCCGTCCGGATTGCCGTCAGCATCCAGCAGCTGCAGATTGACGGCATAGCGCGGCCTGAAGGGGTCAGCAAAGCTTCCGCTTTTGACCGCCTCAGTCGGGGCAACAACGCGCGCCATTTTAGGCAGGTGCAGGCCGCTGGCCAGCTCCGGGTAATGGCTTTCCACCTGACGCTGCACCGGTGTTTTCTGCAGGGGCTGACCTGTTGTGCGGTTTCGCGGCGTCCAGGTGATTGTCATGGTGTCGCTGTTCAGCTGCACCTTTGTCACGCGCTGGCCGTTCACCTCTACGCCCGGACGAAGTGACTGGATCACAGGTACGGTCATCGTATTGCCACCGGCAGTGGACTGGCTGAACTCTGGCGGAATGTCCACCGGCTTACCAGCAAACAGCGCATTTTCAGCGCCGCCCAGATACATGCTGCCATCGGGCAGCTGATACCAGATGTAATCATTAATACCGAAGGCGCGCCCCAGACTGGCCAGCAGCTGAAATCCCGTGCCGCTGTGAGTGAAGTGCGGGATCGGCCTGTCGCTGTAATCTGCCTGGGGCACGGTGACGGTCAGGCCGCTGTGTTCTTCCAGCCAGGCGGCAATCTGGCGAAGCGTCGGGTGCTGAAAAGCGCACGGCCAGGCGCGATCAAATACGCCGCACAGCTCACGGATGAAAAGGCGCTGATAGCCGGTTTCTGAAGGCTGCGAGCGCTCCACGTATCCGGTAAACCAGCGCAGCAGCCGATCAGGGTAGCCGGTGTCAATGCGGACCATTTTGCCGGTGTAATCCGTGCTGGTCTTTGCCGTGATAAAACCACGGCCACAGCTGTTAAGCTCCAGTACCAGAGCGGCATCCGTCAGATGCACTTCGTCAGTTGACAGGTAAAGCCGGGTTACAGGTTTCATCGCTATTCCAGTGCGTCATTCACCGGCTTAAGCACTTTGCGCTCAAACCACGTCATTTGTTCTTCACTCTCGCCTGCGGCCTGCCCTTTGCCGCCCGCGCTGCCGCTGCCGGTCTGTTTCGTGGCCGTGGTTTTACCACTTGCGCGCGCTTCACGCTTTTCCTGTACGCTGACATGCTCGGTCAGCGTGAACGTTATCAGCCAGGACATTTTTCCTTCCTGCTGCGGTGCATCCACGTTGCCGGTGAAAGTCGCCTCACGAAAACTCACCGCGCGCGCCACCTCATGCGCCACGCGGTATTTCTGCCGCTGGCCACTGGCATCAGTTGCAGACGCCAGCTCAAAAATGCGCTTCAGCAGGGCAATATCACTGAACCCGATTTCGCCGCTGATCCGCAGCTCTTTTCCCTTGATGCCCTGCTCTGCCTTTGCCGTTGAACTGGTCTGCCCGGACTGGTCTTTGTCCTGAAAAGCCATTGAAACGGTCACCCGCATATTTTTAAGCGGGATGCCCTCACCATTAAGCGCCAGCGTCGGGTTTGTACTCATGGATCATGCCTCTTATTCCTTCAAGATTGTCACCGACCAGCATCACCGCCGCCGTATGCACAGCGGACGGCTGCGGAATGTCTTTAACCAGCTGCGTGAGCGTAGTCACCACGTCGCCGCTGCCGGTAAACACCCATGCCCGTGCGCTTTTGCCCTGCAGATCGCCCAGCCCGGCGGCAATGTCTGCCAGCATGGCATCACGTTTCTGGCCAAACGCAGCCAGCTGCGCTTTCAGGCCGTCAAGCCCTGCCGCCGCGCCTGCTTCGCTCTGTGCCTGTTTCACAGCAGCGGCTGCAAACGCGGCGCGGCTGGATGGCACGGACAGCGGCACTAACGGCGGCAGCGCAGCGCTCATGCCTGCAGGCAGCTGCATCTTTTCCGTGGCCAGCGTGGCGGCTGACTGCGCCAGCCGCTTTACCTGCACAAACGCCGGTGCCGGAAAAACCTCAGTAAGCTGGTTCAGTGAGGACATAAAACTGTCATGCGTCTGGCTGGCTACCATCAGAATCACCACATCAGACTTTCCGCCGGTGCCTGCCAGCTTCTGCGCCAGATAGGCAGTGGCGTTAACCGGACTCAGATACGCGCCGTTATCAGTTTGCTGTCCCAGCCCGTAAATCCACGGATGCACCGGGACCATGCTGCAGTTCAGCGCGGTCACTGCATCCGTCAGCGCCAGCCGCGCCTCACGCCACATCATTCAGCTCCGGCCAGACAATGTTATCCGGGTCTGAAACATCAAGCTCAATCAGATCAAGGCGGTAATTTTTCAGCGCCGTCAGACGGGCAGACTGCTCAGCGGTTGCCCTGCTCAGCTCAACCGCATCCAGTAGCGGGGACATTTCCGCAACCGCGTCCGAAATCAGCGACAGGCGTTTTTTATCTGCCAGCTCAGCCCGTTCCGCCTGGGTGTATGTGCGCGGCACGATTGCGGAACCATCAAACATCCATGAACCATCAATCGAGATGCTTTCGGGAACCGCTTCTTTTTCAACTTCTGCAACGGAATATCCGCCTGGGTAAAGGCGTGATGCGTCAAACCCGAAAGAACGGATCACGCCCTCGCTGTCGTAGCAGACTTTCAGCGTGTCATCACTGAAGCGCATGCGGTGAAAATACCAGTCCTCACCCTTTTCACTCTGAAAATAAAGCGCGGGGATCATTAAATCCGCATATTCCGGAATGTACTGCGTGAAATTTTTAAGAATTAACATCATGCCGTATGCCCTACGTTTACCCATCCCATTGACGGGATATATTTCTGAATGGGACGGTAAAACACCGTATCCCCGCCGGGGTTATCGCCTTCATAATTCCAGCCGGTCATCACGCAACCACCGGGAACGCGCTGCTGGCCATTTTTAACAATAAGAAATGCGCCTTCACCACCCAGTGCAACATCTGCAACCCTGTTAACCTGCGCATCCTGCGCTTTATTCCACGCATCGTTTGCTGTGCCTCTTACACCGTTAAGGGCGTTATTTACCTCACCGATTTTGCCGACAATCCAGTTATTCAGATATCCGCCCCATACACCGCCGTAAATGTTGCCATCGACTGCAATAAATGCGCCTCCTGCATGTAGCTGACCAGGTGCTCTGAAACTGCCGTCATTGCGGAATGCAAATGAAGTAACGCCCCCGTAGCCATCTACCAGAATTTCAGCAAACGCATAATTGCTGACAACCTCAACCATACGGAAACAGGCCGAAGCGCCATCTTTGAAATCCATGTCACCGCCACGGTTTTTAATGCAGGAGCGAAACATGGGCGCATAAATAGCCTGCCCGGCGCTACCATTTCTAGTAGCAGAAATTACAGTAACACTGGCTTCCTCATTCAGTACGCCACCCCACATCGGATAAGCATTGGTCTGTGCGGGCGTAGGCGGATTATGAGTAGTGAACATCTCACCAATGTAGGAGGCATCAACCGTTAAATGTGGTTTCGCGTCAGTACCCCAGTCAATAAACATCTGGTGACTACCGGATGAACGCTGACCGCCATTGGCCTGCACAGCCATCCAGTTACCCACCTTGTCGAGTTTCAGCACTTCTCTGGCTTTATTGATATCAGTAAGGTCTGACAGGTTTGCTGACGACTTCAGGCGCGAACTGGCATTATCGTTTGCCGCTTTTACGGCTTTAGGCGTTGCCGCTGCCGTTTCGCTGGCGCTGTCTGTCGCACTGCTCAGCTGAACGAAGCCTTTTTCTTTCAGAGTCGCATCCGGATGATTGCGTGATTGTTCATGCTTTTTCAGCGCATCACTGGCCTGCTGATTATCCAGCGATCCTTTTGAACGCAGGTCCGTAATGTTCCCGGCAGCGTCAATACTCGCCAGCGCTGACACGTAATGCTTCACACCGTCCTGCTCATAGTCAGTAAGATCAGCCGCCACTGTGATTTTGCTCTGCACACTCCAGACGCTGGCCAGCGTCCCGGTAAAGCACACGTCCAGCCAGACTTTTACCGGCTTCACACCGACCTTAATATTCTGGTCAGTGTCCAGCTGCGCACGCAGGCCGCCCACGTATCCCGCGCCACGGGTGACGTAATACTGCGTGCCGCTTTTACCAACAAGCCAGCCATCACCAAAAAACGCAGCTGGGCCATAGATATCGGTATTTTCCAGCCGCTGGCGCTCATCCATTGCGTCCATGCGCGCGGTGAAATCAATCTGCCACGTTTCTGCTGGCGTACTGATACCGGTTTCCTGCTGTGCGCCGCTGTACTCCATCAGGAATGAACGTGTCAGAACGTTGCCCTGCTGGCCTTCGCGGGTTTTCAGCTTCTGCTGTGCCGGGGCATGTACGATCATAGCCAGCGTGCCGGTTGCGCTGTTAATCAGGCCAATCCAGTTAAACGTAAAATCGCCCGTGTCCGCGCCCAGAACCACCGAATGCACCACCGCATTCTGATTCACCACGCCTTTACGCGTGACCGCCTGCCGGTGAACGATCTGCGCCTCCGGCGGGATGCCCTCGCTGCGGTCTACCGGCTTAGCCGGATCGAGGCCCGGCACGTTCGCAAAAATAAACCCATCCAGTAAGACCGGCTCGCCGGTTTCCGCCTGGCGCGCTTTCCACTGCTCAAATGCTGTCGTGATAACTGTCTGTGACATGATTTTCCCTTAAATTCCTGCGCTGAACGTCGCGCTGGCCACGTCCGCCCCGGCGATGCGCGCCGGGTAAACTACATATTCACCCTGGTCCCAGCCTGCACGGATGGCGAACGGCTGCGAGGTGATCACCTCAAACTGATAACGGCGGCACGTCCTGCCGTACTGTTGGATTATCTGCAGCAGCAGCTGCGCGTTGTCCGCAACCTGGCTGTCTGAAACGCGCACCTGTATTACGTCCCAGTCAATGCCGGGCTGGCGCTCAACCAGCTCCACATAACCGATACCCAGCCGCTCAAAAATGCTGATAAAACCTGCCACGGACCCGGCATCGCGCGCGTTGATAAACGCAAACGCCACGCGCCTGCGGAACAGCGAAAGCGGCTCACCGTTGAAACGGGTAATATCCCGGTCATAGGCCAGCAGATTCAGCAGCGGTTCAGAACAGGTCAGCGGATCAAACTGGCTAACCGGCCACGTAATCCAGCCGTAAACCTGCGCCCAGAAACGGCGCGCGGCTTTCAGAAGCTTTTCCGGCTCCCCTTTGCGCATCCACGTGGGCAGACGCAACCCGGCCAGCTTTTTATCGAAATCAGTCATGTTCAATGCTCACTGTCAGGCTGTTAAGACGCGGCACGCTCAGATCGCTGACGATATCGTCCAGCGAAAAGGTGACCGAATCGACCGCCGGAAACGTCCTGTGCAGCTCACGCCCAAGATTCGAAAATGAAAAGCGTGCGTAAGGCCACGTCTTTTTAACGTCATAGTCAGCGTTTTCTCGGAATGCGCTGCGGATCAGGTTTCCGGCATTTTTAATCAGCAGCGCCTGATTTTCGGCTGTTACGTTGTCCAGATTCTTCAGATACATTTTCACGCTCAGATCGTGCCGGGTTTCCGGCATTGCGAAGCACTGCATATCATCACCGTGGCCGTGGTGGCCCTGCGTGTTGATGTAGTCATTCACCGCCTTAATAAACGGCTCTGACAGCACGCCGGAATCCAGCAGAAGATAAGCATTTGCCGTACCCGGTCCGCGCGGCGCATCGTGCAGGAAGAAAATCCGGTCAATGCTCAGCCCTACTACCCCGGCAATCATTGAGCGGTAAACCGCGTCAGTGTGGTAGTTACCCACCAGGTTAAACTGATTGCGGCAGCGTTCGCGCAGCTCGTCATCACTCTCTTCATCTGCGCCCGGCACGGTCAGCCAGTCTTCCTCACTCTCCGCCTGTGTAATGCCGGTGACGCCCACCGGCAGGATGCGGTAATAGCCCGGCGCAAGGTTCCACGCGGCCCCTACATCCGACGCGCGCACCGGGATCAACGCGCTGGCCACCCCTGCCGGAATGGTGAAATCAGCAACGGTCACCAGCTCGTAAACCACGCCATTGATGCGCTCAGTCTGAATACGCGTACCGGCCTGCACGGTCACATCAGCCCCCACGCTTTCCTTAGTGAACCGGATCACGCCCTCAGCCCGGCTGGCCGGTTTTGCTGTGACGTTGACCGCCCATGCCAGCAGGCGCAGCATCTGGCCGCCTGCCGTGGCCACAAATATATTCACCAGTACCGTGTTGATCATCACATCCGTCAGCCACAGCACCGGCGCGGTAATAATGGCCGTGACCAGCCGCCAGAACGGCGACATGCGCGACGTGTTAGTGATAAGCCCTTCCTGTGCGGCAATGTCCGTAAAGCGCGCTTTCAGCTCCGCTTCCGTCACCGGCATCCCGCTTGCTTTCACCACCTCCGTAAAATCAACCTGCGGTTTGTCAGTCATATATCCACCCCGTAAGACAGTGCGCCGAAGTCGTATGTGCTGGCCGTCACCCAAAGGCGAGATAGGCTTTCTTCTGTCAGCTCAATGGTGCCGGGAATAATCCGTTCATCGTCCTCAATCAGTAATTCAAGCCGCGTCAGGATATCTGCACGCATCGTCGGGCTGCGCTCCGCGATTAATTCCGTCAGCAGCCCGGATTCAAGAATTGCGTGCGCAATATCCTGCTGAATACTTTTGCGGTTATTACAGGTGACCGGCTCTTTACCGGTATTTAAAACAAAGTTTCCGCTTTCAATCAGAAGATCGATATACAGTAATTCACTCATCCCGCCAGCTCCTGCCACTCCATCAGCTGCTGCGGCGTCATGCCGCCACCTGTATTAATTTCTACTTTTTCGATGCGTTTGCTGTTATCCGTTACGCTCCGGCTGCTGCTGGAAATAGTTTTATTAATTCCGCCTGCTTCTACACCTTTTAACTGGCCGCCGGTTGTCAGGTTATTTTCGACGCGCGGCGGCGGTGCGGCAGTCTCACCAAATTCCGCAATATCCACGCCGGGAATTTTATTTATTTTGCTGATAATCCAATTCAGTGAACTCAGCGCGGTTTTTTTAATGTTGTCCCACAGGTTCGCGAAAAGTTTCATTATCCCGCTGGCCATATTCCCCAGCGTTTGCGTCACGGAAAAACCGGACAGCAGCGCAACGAAACCCTTCCAGCCCTCGCTGATAAACGCCCAGGCTTTACCAAATACACCGGCTACAGCAGCCACCGCTCCGGATACAACCTGAAAGGCTTCGGTGTTCATCACGGCGGCTTTAATCGCATCCCAGTGCGCAATCAGCAGATAACAGCCTGCGGCCAGCAATGCGACTGCACCAATGATCAGCATAATTGGCCAGCTCATGAAGTTAATGGCCACGCCAGTCATTACCGATGCCATGCGCACGGCCAGCAGTACGCCGCGTAGGGTACGCATGATTATGGCGTAAGCCTTCACCGCTGCCCCGGCCAGCCAGATCGCCCCGGTGTAAAGGCGCGTCACCAGCAGCAGCCCCATCACGATGCCGCGCAGCCCGGTCATGACAAACGTGGCCATGCCCATCACGATATTGGCCACCGCGCCTGCACCGGCAAAGCTCAGCACGGCCAGCGCCACATATCCGACCACGCGTGCGATGTTCGGAAACATCTGCATCCATCGCGCGAACGTCTGCCCCATGTCCGCCAGGCGGTTCAGCAGCGGATAAATCACCGGAATCAGCGTCAGGCCGATCACGCGCCGGATGGCTTCCAGAATCTGAATAAACCGGTCCCACGGCTTAACCATCTTCGCGGCCATTTCCTGCGTGCGCTTTAACCCGTCGTTGCCGCCCAGCTCGGTGATGTTTCGCTGCAGTGCTGTCACGTTGCCCCAAAGCTGTTTTACCACCGCAGAACTGTCACCAAACGCATCATCCAGCGCCTTCTGCGCCTCCACGTTACCGGTGATACTTGCGCCGTATTTAGCCTGCAGCTTGATCAGGATTTCCGGCATGGACAGCATCTTTCCGGATTCATTTTTGAAGCTCATGCCCAACTTTTTCGCGCCATCCTCAGCGCCGGTCAGAAATCCTTCATACGAACCGGACGCCTCTGTACCCAACGTACGCTGCAGCTCACCCATCACGGCAAGCTGCTCGTTAAGGCCGATGCCGTAGTTTGTGCCGACGCCGCGTGCGCCCTCCATCAAATCCTTTATTGCGCCCATTTCCACGCCGAAGCGCTGACGCATAAACGCCACTTTCCCCGAAAGCTGCTCCGCAAACTGCACGTTGCCCAGGCGCTCCGCATCCTCGCGGAAGTTGCCGAACATCTGCCCCATGAACTCTGCCGACTCCGCTGCCGTGCTGCCCAACGCAGCGGCGGTCAGATTGGCAATGCGGGTAACCTTCGGCAACTCGTCACCGGTCAGGCCGCTGATTGCGGCGTTAATGCTGGCCGTTGACTGCACAAACTCCACGGCGCTTTTGCCGTAGGTCATCGCAAAAAGGTTCGCGTCTTTCTCCACCTGCTGCAGTGCAGTGCTGTCGATGCCGCGCGCGGTCTGCTCCTGCAGGGCGTCATACATTTCAATGGCCGGACCCAGCGCGCCTTTGATGGCCTGACCCACGCCCCAAAGTGCAGCGCCACCAACGCCAACACGCTGAAAAGCCGTGCGTGACTTGTCTGCAAATTCCGTGACGCCTGCCTGTGCCTGACGAAGCGGCCGCGTTACCTTGTCGATCAGCGATAACGTGAATTCCAGCTGTTTCATTCGCTTCCCTTAAACGCCAGCGCGATGCCGTTTGCGATGGCAATGCGCTGATTTTCCCAGTGCCGGTTATCAAGCCACAGCGCGGCGGCAAGGTTAGCCAAAACGCATCAGGCTTACCCGTTCTGGACCGGTGAAGAGTGGAAAAAAGGCAGCAAAAAGCGCGCTGCAGTGGTCTTCCCCACGTTTAACGCCATGCGCGACGGCGGACGCCTCTGCCCCGATGGCCAGTGGCGCTACGTCATCACGATGGAAGACGCAATTGCCAACGGCTTTAACCTCGCCAGCATCGACAAGCTGCGTAACCGCTACAGCAAAGACACGTTCGATATGCTGTACATGTGCGTGTTCGTTGACAGTAAGGACGCGGTGTTCAGCTTTTCCGACCTGGAAAAATGCGGCACTGATATCACTTTCTGGCAGGACCACGACCCGAAAGCGCGCCGCCCGTTTGGCGATCGTCCGGTATGGGGAGGTTATGACCCGGCCCGTTCCGGCGACCTGTCCACATTCGTGATTATGGCCCCGCCGGTGCTGGCCGGTGAAAAGTTCCGCGTGCTGGCAATCATCAACTGGCGCGGCATGAACTTCCGCTATCAGGCCAGCGAGATTAAAAAACTCTTTGGCCGGTACAACTTCACCTATCTGGGCGTAGATGTAACAGGCATCGGCCAGGGCGTTTACGACAACATTCACCCCTTTGCCATGCGCGTGCTGAAACCTATCCGCTACGACCTGAGCACGAAGAATCGCCTGGTGCTTAAGGCGGCGGACGTCATTGAAAGCGGCCGCATTGAATGGGATGCGGACCTGAAAGAGGTGGCCGCGTCGTTTATGTCCATCCGCCGCGCCGTTACGAAATCAGGCAGCGCGGTGACCTTCGTCGCTGATCGCACGGCAGAAACCGGCCACGCAGAGGCAGCCTGGGCAATTATGCACGGTCTGGACAATGAGCCGCTCAACTACGAGCACAAACCTAAATCCAAATGGAAGTTTCAGAAGGCAGCATGAAAAAACGATATAAGCAACGCGCCAGCGGCGCACAGCAGGCGGCAGGTAAGCGTAAAATGTCCGTGCTGCGCTTCGGCAAGCCTGAACCAGTCCTGACCACCGGCACCGATTATCGCGATGTGTGGTATGACAACGATTTTGATCACTACAGCCTGCCAATTGACCGCCTTGCACTGGCGCAGCTGGTTAATCTCAACGGCCAGCACGGCGGCATCCTGCACGCACGCAAAAATATGGTGCTGTCCGATTATCTGGGTGGCGGTCTGGCGTTTGACAGCCTTGAAGCTGGCGCGATGGATTTGCTGACGTTCGGTGATCTGGCGCTCGTCAAAATCCGCAACGGCTGGGGTGAAGTGGTTGCCCTGGAACCAATGCCCGGCCTCTACATGCGCCGCCGCAAAGACGGTGAGTTTGTGGTGCTGCAGAAAGGTGAACCGCTGGTATACGCCGAAGAGGATGTGATTTTTATCCGGATGTATGACCCTCAGCAGCAGATTTACGGCCTGCCGGATTATATCGGCGGCATTCACTCCGCGCTGCTCAACAGCGAAGCGGTGATTTTCCGCCGCCGGTATTATCACAACGGCGCGCACACAGGCGGCATTCTCTACACCACAGACCCGAACATGACGGATGAAGTTGAAGAAGAGATTGAGCAGCAGTTGGCCAACAGTAAAGGGATCGGAAACTTCAGCACTATTCTGGTGAATATCCCCGGCGGTGATAAGGAAGGCGTGCAGTTTATCCAGATGGGGGACATTGGCGCGAAAGATGAATTTGCCAACGTGAAGAACATCAGCGCGCAGGACGTGCTGAACGCACATCGCTTTCCGGCTGGTCTTGCGGGAATTATTCCACAAAACACTTCCGGCCTGGGTGACCCGGAAAAGGTGGAAGCCACTTATAAGAAAAACGAGGTGGCACCACTTCAGCGCCGCCTCATGATGGCGGTGAACGGTGATCCGGAAGTGCCGGAACACCTTCACCTGAAATTTTCCCAACAATCAAAGAACAAGGATGCGGCATGAGGCATAATCGGATAAAATCCAGGCAAACTTATAACGCCGGAGCCGCAAATATGCGCGTGTTAAAAATTGAGTGCCCAGAGTGCAAATCAAAGGCGGTCATCCGTAAAACAAATCGCAAACATCGCGATATTGCTGATATTTATTGCTCATGCGCAGACGTTGAATGTGGACACACTTTTGTTATGAATTTGACGTTTTCCCACACAATCAGCCCTAGCGCCAAAAAAGGCGACTTACTGATTCAGCAGGTGATTAGCAGTATGTCAGCAGAACAAAAACAGCTGACATTAAAACTTCTGCAGGCATCCTAATAAGAACGCCCCTCATTAACTGGGGCGCTTTTCCTCGCTTCGCTTTTCAGGTCCGCTAAAAGGTCTTCCGTCAGTTCACCCAGCCATTCATCAAGTAATGCACGGCGTTTATCTTCCACAAGTGAATGGGTCATCATTTTCACTATAAAATCAATCCGTTCCACCTTAACTATCTGAGTTAACGACCCCGACATTTCAACCTCCCTTACATTAAATACTGTATAACCATACAGTATAATATTCGTTACGAAATATGAATCTTTTTTTGGGATTTATCCACTATAAACATGTGTTAACACATTGAATTAGCCCGACGACCAGCCCGGCCAGCACTCGTTTTCATTAGTATCAGCAACGTCTATTAGCCGCTCCGCTTGATACTTCACAAGACCATGCCCCCTGAAAGAGATCGCCGCCCCGCTTAATAGCCGGTCAATTTCTTCATCACTGCCCTCAAACCCCCTCGCTTTCAGCTCCACTTCTAACCTGCGGAGCTTCGGCCCCGTACAGTTATTGACAGAACTCCAAGGGGCGGCGTTGCCGCCAGAAAAGCCAGCCTCCGCTGACGCTTCGGCCAGTTTGGCGACCTTTTCCCACTTAATCAGACGTGTTGGCACTTCTGAACCGGCAGCACGCGGACAGTAAACCCCCTGCACTCGCTGAACATCTTCACCGTACTCGTTGCCGCATTCGGTAATTTCATAAGCCAGACGCACAACCAGATCGCACCGGGCGACGAGCGGACCGCCCTGCGCCTGTGTGTAAGCTGCCCAGTCAACAGCCACGCTTGCAGATGCCAGAACCGCATCCATTTCCGGATGCTCAATGTGCTGGTCACCGAGCCTGCGCAATTCACGCCATACCGTTACCGGCGCACCGCCAATCTGCTGAAACTGACGGATGCGCCAGCGTGATGCCCAGGCTGAAACGGCTTTTGCCATTTCACGCGCATTCCCGCCCGTTTCACCGTCGCTTTCTTCATCAAGCGCATAGCCGTCGATGTTTTTAGAAATATATTTTGCGATGTAGCCCGTTGCGCTGCCTTTGGTGGGATCAATTGGCTCAACATGAAAACGTGCTTTTAACGCCTTCTCTGTGTTCAGTTCTTCACTGTCAGCAATCCGCGCGTGGTAACACATAATGTCCCGCACTTCGTCAACGTGTTCCGGACGCATGAAAAGCAGCATGTGCCAGTGTGGCGTTCCATCGTGATGCGGTTCCACAACGCGGAAGCCGAAAACGTGGATACCGGCACGCGACAGCGCAGCCCGGATTTTTGCCCAGACAGAACAGAGATATTTTTGAGTGTCGCGCGGGTTTGCACCGTTCCACTGTGAAACGAATCCACCTTTGCTGTGTACGGCGTGAAAACGTGACGGCGCAGTGATCGTGTAAAAATCACCGGCATAGCCTTCATGATTGGCGATATCTTCAAACCCGCGCATACGCGCCATTAACTCACATCGGCGAATAGCCGGATTAGCATTGCTGCGGTTGACCATATCGGCCAGCGCAATGCGATCACCATCCTCATTAACCAGATCAAACTTTTTGAAAAACTCGCGGTTACGCTTTTTCTGTTCTGCCCACTCTCCAAGTGTTCCGCGTGAAACGTAGGGACTCGCAGCCTTCTGGACCTGCCCCACGGCAATAGCCATATGCTCGCGGTGCAGATCACGACGACGCTGCAGACGCACCCGCCACCATTCAGGTGACATCATGCGCAGAATCGCACTTTCAGCGTTGCGACGTTTAATCCTGCCGGTCTTTTTAACTGACAGCCAGAAAGGCGGTGTAGTACCGCATTTCAGTGCTTCCTGCGCCAGAAATACATAACCCTGAGCCGTGCGCTGCTTCAGCTCATCTTCATCAGGTTTATCGTCTGGCGCGGTCATTTCTGCCCAGGAGTGGAAAGCCTCGCCTAAGTGACTGGCAATGTTATAAGCAAGATCACGCACACGGTCCCGGTCATAGCCCGGCAGATCATCAAGATTATCTTTGAAAGGTGAAGGCATACCGGTTGAGTAATCACGCTGCCATGCTGCGTTAACAAGTTTCAGACGTGGCAATACGCTCTTACCGATAGTGTTGCGTAAGAACGTATTGGCACGGCGGCGACCGCCTTTAGGTGACTTAAGAAGTGTTTCATATCGCTGGCCAAAATATCCGGACAGGTAATCCGGAATATTGTGCAGGTACTGGCTGCGCCAATCATGATCGGTTGAATCACAGTGCCAGAGTTTAAGCTCTGTATGAGTGATGCCCTGCGGTGCTCCAGGCGAAAAGAACTCACGCCGCATTTTATTTACGGCGTGATACTGACCATTGAGGCTTACAGATTCAGCCAGATTCACGCTGGTCCCCGTACGGCAATGATTAATGATGGCCTCACTGCCATAACGCACCGCCTTTGCCGTCAATGGCTTCTGCTTCCTGTCGGATCAGTTCAATAATCTCAACAGCAGATAGCCCCGTATTGGCTGCGTGCGTAGCCAGGCGATCAAGGCGGCCTGACAGCTTTGTTGCCACATCCTTGCCACCTTCCACACGCGCCTGACTGCACAGTTCCTGAACCAGTTCAGTGCTGCCGGCCGCTTCTTTTTTTAAATCCTGACGGGTCATTCTCATGGTGTTTTATCCAATTAAGAGCGCACGAATCCCCGGCTATCCGATGGAAAGCCGAAAATCGTGCGACAGATTATTAGTGTTTAAACAGCGAACTGAGGATCGAGGAACGGAAAGGCTTTACCTGCATCTGCGACTGGTTAGGCGATGACAGCAAATGTAATTCGTAAGATACGCTCCACCATGACCGGATAAGCGCTACTACGGGCGATGCCCCAAGAAAGCCAGCGGCGAAGTAAATTGCGCGGATTGCGCTCAGCGCTTCAGTCAGCTGCGTGTGGGTTTCTGCCTCACGGACCGCACGGCACCAGAAAGCTGAACTCACTAGCAGCCACTGAATTTTGTCGTCCAGATGGATCGTGTCGTTAAATACAAATTGTTTAAGCGCGACTGTACCGCCTTCGGTGTCACATTTACTCAGGAAGAACTCTGCATAATCCGGGTTAACTCCCCAGTCGCGGAAATCTTCAAGTAGCCCTTTTTTTGCAACGGTGATGATATTCATAACATTTCCTCAGTGGGCGCGATTATCAGCGGATTTGCGCAGCTGCTGCCGCGCCTTTATCAATTCATGTACTGGTGTCCCCGGTACTGTAGGGACTGATCGCGCTGCGTGTAGCGCGCTCGGTGATGGTTTCTTTTCCTGTTGAAACGCCAGCGGCCCCAGCCCCTTGAACATTTCAACCATGCACTTCAGACGCTGCAGGCCACGCTTAATCTGATGTAATTCGTGGTCAGTGAACTGGCTCCACGAATAACGGCAGTGACGCGCCTTTAAACCTGCGGCGTGTAGAATAATTCCGCGCTGATTTTCGCTAAGCCGTTCCCAAGTGCTGTATGCCTGTGTGCTGTGACCAGAAACCATCTGGCGAAGCACGCCCAGCCATTTTTCATCATTTGCATTCATGCTTTGCCTCATGATTTTTGCGGGTAAAAGCAGGATTCCAGCGCAGGCCGTTGGGCAGTTGTATGGTTCCGTGGCCATACGCAGGTAATTGTTTTGATGGCGACTGGCGCTTTAGCAGGTTCACGAACACGAACATATTCACCTCACATAACGATGCCAGGCATTGAGGCGCTTACCACATCAACGGCAGCAGCCAATACCGGCACGGTTTGAAAACGACTTTCAACGGAATAGACGAGTAAAGACAGGCTGCGGATTGCATCACTGGCTCTGTTAAGAATCTGATTGCGGCGTGCAACGGTCATCTTTTCCGTTGAAACCGCTTCCCCAGCGATTACCCCGACGCTGGCCACAGCAGTTAATGCACAAAACTGCATGTTTTCAGGTCTGGCGTTGTTGACCGGCACAGAAGGCTGACAATTAATCTGACGTAGGAAACCGTCCAGAATCGTTGGGTCTTCGGTGAGGTCAATGATCGCCAGCAGTTCGGGTAAGGTAAGTTGATGCGACTGGTCCGGGTTCAGCTTGTTACGCAGTGTGGCCGGTTGCATTCCAACTTTTTTAGCCAGTTCTGTGACGTTGTGTGCCAGTGAAAACTGGCGGCAGGCATCATCAAGATAGTTTCGTACTGAAACTTTATAATCGTACATGATTCGCACCTTACGAATTGATAGCCTGGAATTACGCGTTAAACGAAACGTTGCATTCGCTTAATGCCATGACGGTCAGAGCAGCCATGTTCACTTCAACCAAGCCTTTTTTTTGGGCACCTTTTGGCTTGATAGGCAGCTTTCCGTAAGAAATCAGGTTTTCAGCAGTGCTTTTGGACATGCCGGTACGGCGGCAATATTCGTCTAAAGGGATGTAAGGATCAGGGATCACGATTGTAATGTTAGGACGCATAATGCAAACTCCATTCGTTTAATGGATACGCCAATATCCATCAGTATCAGCCAATATAGCTTAAAACTACATAACGGAGACAGGCTATCTCGTAAAAAACTACATGTCAACAATCATGTAGTTTTACGCGATAGGGGTGCTTATGCAAAAACTACAATTTGATATGGGTGGCGACAGTGCTCCAGTTCTAGACCGAGTCATTGAGGCTTATGGTTTTAGTACAAAAATCATGCTGGCTGATCACTTGGGTATTGCTTCAAGCAGCCTGGCTGGACGGTATAAACGTGGTGGCTTTCCTGCAGATATTGTTGTTCGTTGCATGGCAGAAACAGGTGCCAACCTGGAATGGTTAGCTACAGGTTGTGGGCCTAAGTTTGATGATGAAGCTTTGGATATTCTTAAGTTATCCCGTCATAAAATTGTTGATGGCCAATTGTATGAAGCAGGATTTTATCTCTTGGATAAAGCTTCGTTTCTACCGGGCAGACAAGTACCTCAAGAAGCTATATGCGTTGTTGATGGGACAACTCAATACATAGTTGATCAACAGTTTTCAGAAATTTATGACGATGAATGGTTGGTGGAGATAGAAGGAAAAGTCAGCGTCAGGACAATAACTCGAATCCCAATTAAAAAGGTTAGAGTTAGTGGTGTGGGCATGGCGTTTGATTGTTCTATTGAAGATATAAGCGTACTGGGGCGCGTTGTACTTACAATAAAATAACAGGGAATATTAAATGTTAAACTACAAAACAGCATCTAAAGAAGATTTGAAAAAAGAAATGAAAAGGCTTGCGTCTGTAGTTTCCGATGCACCTTTTGGAACTAAAAAGGAATTCTATCATCTGCCTGAAATACTTGGAGCAGATGAAAATCCTTTAGCCATTGCCAGTGGAATGATGGACAACAACACTTGGTTAATTACTTTAACCAATAAACGTGTGATTTTTTTAGATAAAGGAATGCTTTACGGGGTTAAACAAGTAGATATCAACTTGAGTAACATCGTAGGTGTTGGTGGTAAAACTGGCCTGCTGCTTGGTGAAATCATGATTTCAACTAGTGGTCAGAATTATATCATCAAAAATGTTATGAAGGGTTCAGTTATCCCTTTCACTAATCTAGTAAACGAAACCCGCAATAATCAGAACCAGTCACCAAAGCCAGAACAGCAACAAGCTAAAACACAATTATCGTTTGATGAACAAATGGCTAAGATCGAACGCCTAGCTGAAATGAAAGAAAATGGAATCCTCACTGATGAGGAATTTCAAGTCCAAAAACAACGTGTCCTGAATGGTTAATTATGCCAGTTCGAAAGCAAACCGATGGGCAGTGGATAGCCGATTTTTATACTGTTGATCGCAGTAATGGCAAAGAAGGCAGGCGTGTCCGCAAAAAGTTCTCAACTAAAGGGGAAGCGCTTGCCTTCGAAAATTATACCCTACAAAAAATTGACGATAGCCCCTGGCTTGGGGAAACCAAAGAACGACGTAAGTTATCGGACTTAGTGCATCTTTGGTATGAACGACACGGCATAACCTTGCAAGATGGCGATAAGCGCAAAAGCTCAATGTTATGGGCAGCTGAATGCATGGGGCATCCGTTAGCAACCGAGTTTAACGCGCAGTTGTTCACTACTTACCGAGCTAAGAGATTAGACGGCCAATTTGCCCGTACTAAGCGTATAAGCAAGGTTTCACCTCGAACAATGAACCTTGAGCATGCCTACTTTTTAGCGGTTTTTAATGAACTGAAAAGACTTGGTGAATGGAAAGCGCCGAATCCTTTAGAAAATGTTCGCCAGTTCAGAACAGAAGAAAGTGAGATGGCCTATCTAACTGGAGAGCAGATTGATAGGCTCTTAGAGGAAAGCCGCCATAGCTCTGCTAACGATTTGGAAATGATTGTCAGGATCTGCCTGTCTACTGGTGCTCGCTGGGGTGAGGCTGAGAAATTGAAGCGCAGCCAAATCGGTGCTGGGAAGGTCACATTCATTAAAACAAAAGGTAAGCGCAATCGCTCCATTCCTCTTGACCCGAACATCATAGCAGAATTACCAAAAAAGAACGGTCCACTTTTTAGTTCATGTTATTACGCATTTAGATCTGCGTTGGAAAGAGCTGGGATAGAATTACCAGCCGGGCAGTTGACTCACGTATTGAGGCATACTTTTGCATCTTACTTTATGATGAACGGAGGAAACATCCTTGTTTTGCAGAGAATACTTGGGCACACAGACATTAAAATGACAATGCGCTATGCTCATTTTGCCCCTAATCACTTAGAAGAAGCCCTGTTGCTTAATCCTTTGGTGCTAAGAAAATGAATATAGAATTAAAAATAACTTTATGGGCTCTTGCTTGTGCATATGCAATTTTAAACTCATTTATTTACTCTTGGTCTTTCTGGTCCGCTTTCGACATTAATATACTTCAGTTTGCATCATTTTCTGATATATTTCCATCAATCATATACACAATAACAATCCCATGCATCCTAGCAATTATTTCTCTTACAGCAGCAGAATTCTGGGAAAGGATACAAAGAAAAACCTATTCTATTCTCGAAAAAAGAATACCAGTTTACGCCTCACATTATGGATTCATTAATAAGATAAGGGAGTTTTTCTCTAGCCCAATTATGGCTGTAATTAGTTTAATATTTATCGTGATTTTATATATTCACAATAAAAAGCCAGCCACCCCCCAAGAGTTTGCTTCGAGTGATTTTGGTCAAGTTATAATACCTATTTCCTTATCCTTCCTTGTCTTTTTTATAATACTGAATAAAACTAGCTTTCTAAAAGGTTTAATTATACCAAGGCAGCTTTGCATAATCATAATTTGCCTTCTTCCTAGCGTAAGCTTTATATGGGGGCATGCTAATTCAAGTGATATAAAAAATGGAAAACATACCTTTTTGGTTGAATCAGAAGGTAAATGTAAATCACCTTCGGATGTAAAATATCGATACATTTCATCTATTTCAGATAAAGTTTTTGCAATGTCATTGTCTGATAGCTCAGTCTGTATTTTTAAATATGAATCTTTAAAGCTTACCCCGGAAAACAGGATTGCTCACATGAATGCTTTACCAATCAACATCATTTAAGTGTCGCAAAAATGTCGCATGAACTTAAACATATAGGCTCTTATTGGTGGATATTGGCTTTTTAACTCTATGATTTTTATGTACATTATTGTTTTTACGTTGATTGCTATGGTTCTCATAATCGCTTGGTCGCTGGTTCAAGCCCAGCAGGGGCCACCAAATTTCTAAGCTGTGTTAGCAGAAACATGATTATCACGTTTTTCCTCACCCGAACTACTCAATCTATTTAATATGTCCTATGCGCGTCTATGTCTGGCTCCGGTTAAACGCCACACCAATAACCAGGCGAACTGACCCCTGCATCCCACCCACAATTCCCTCCCCCCGCCCTATTCCCGCGCGCAAACCCCATGCTATCTTGTGGTTTTGATTTTTTCAGTGGGCAAAACAGATGACAAAGTTGCGGGTAGGGATCGTGTTTGGCGGGAAGTCGGCCGAGCATGAGGTGTCGTTGCAGTCGGCCAA